TATGAGGACCGCCTCGTCTTTCCAGTCGGATTGTCTAGCTTCTAGTAGTTTACCTTGGTAAGCTTCTTCACCTTTAGCCATTTTTTCAGCATGTAGTAGCTGTGCTTCAGACATAGCCATTTTTGCTTTTTGTCTGTTAGCATAAATCTTTGATCCAGCTTGCGCTGCTAATTTAATCGCCTGTAACCACATATTAGTAAAATTTTGCTTGTTTTCTTTTTTCTGGCATAACACCTTTTTGCCCTTTTACAGCAAAAGATTGTGTTTCAGACGGATTAGTCATCTCAATTTCAACTCCGCCGTTTTTGTAACCGTCTTTGTTGATGAATTGGTTGTGATTAATCTCTACTTTGTCGCCGTTTTTTACTTTTTTCATAGTTATCTCCGTTTTTTACTTATACCAGCTTCAGAAAGTGCAATCGCAATCGCTTGTTTACGACTTTTCACCTTCTTTTTGCTTTTACCAATTGGTAAATCGCCTTTTTTAAACTCTCTCATTACCTTTTTAACCTTTTTTTCAGGTTTAGTCATCTTTTTTCTCATTAATCTTCTATTCCTATAATTGTATTACCTGCTCCTGACTTTGCAAGTGAAACTCCAGCTCTTAATTTAGCTAATTCTTCATTTTGTTCAAGTTTTTCTTCCTTAAATTCCTTGTCCATCATAGCTTTTGCTTTATCTAGGTTGATTCTCTCTTCAGATTCTTTGGCTTTTCTCTCATTTTCCATAGCCCGAAGATCTACTTCTCTAGATTTTAATTTTAATAATGGGTCTGAATCAAATTGTGAAGTAATTTTGTTTTCTTCTTTAGCAAACTCTGCTGTCATCTCTGCAACAAGTTGAGCTTTTCTTGATTCTATCTTTTCAGAAATCATTTTTACTTGCATTGCTGCTTGAGGATTCTGTTGTGCAATCTGTTGCATTTGTTGAACCTGAATTATTTCATCTTTGAACTCAAGTTGAACTTGTTCTTGTGCCATCAAAGCAATGTGTTCTAAAATATTTTTCTGTAATGCAGCCATAGCAACAGGTGAGTTTCTTATCATATTAAGTTGCATAAAGTTTAAGTGTGCATCGATGTGTGCTCTGTGGTCTTGACCAGGGAAAGCTTGAAAAGGTTTTGCACCAAGTGCTTGAATGTGTTCCATACTTGGATCCATTGGCATAGGTTGAGCTGGTGGTGGTAAAATAGCATTTATATTTTTTACACCAATCGCTTCATACATAGATCTGTATGCTTGATACAAATTATGAATTTGTGGATTTGATTGCGCTAATTGTAATTGTGTTTGCGCCATAGATATTCTTTGTGTTTGTGAAAATATATTTGGATCAGCGATAGGTAAAATATCTACTCTATCATCAAAGTCTGAAACTTTAATAACTCTTGTACCACCAACAACGTCGTATGGATATTCTGATGGTAAATATGTTTTAAATATATCTGATAATAATTTAAACTCTTGTTTTAATCCTACGTATAATCTTTTGTGAATTGCTGACATTACCCGCGTTCCACGTTCCAACATTGCTATTGTTGTACCAACAGCTCTGTTTTGTGCATCGTTGCCAACTTGCATATCTGCAATTGCCGCGAAACGTTGACCTGCTCCAACTACAATACCAAGTAATTGTAAAAGGACCGCTGATGGTTCTTTGTATGGTAAAGTCATAAACTGATCACGGATATTTCCACCAGGGGCATCCACATCTCTAAACTCACCAGGTTGTAATGGTTGAGCATCATCCCGAACTCGGATACCTCTAGATTTAAATCCAGCTGGTAAATTAGATAAAGTTCCTGCATCTAACAATTGTCTTAATGCAGAAGTTGCAGTTCTTGATAGACCGCCGATCATGTGTATTAAACCAAAACCATAGAAACCAAGTCCTGGTAAAAATTTGAAATGTACAAAGTAATTTATTTTATTTTTCTTCAGATCGTTTTCATTGAAGTTTCTTCTGATAGATAAAATTTTTCTAGAACCTTCTTCAACAGTCACGACGTAAGGAAGTTTAATTCCTGTTAGCTGACCGCTAACGTCTGTATCTTCAAAACCTTCTAAATCTAAATTCACATGACACTCTAACAGAGTGTACATGTCGTCTTGTTTAAGTTGTTTAACACCTTCGATGTCTTGTTCTTTTTTCGTAATTTCATCAGACTCCATTCCTGGCTGTGTTAATTCAACATCTCTGTAGAAACCTCCGTACTGTTGTTTTCGTAAATCATTTTCTGACATTTTGATTACGTGTACAACAGCGTCTGCATCATCTAAGCTTGTTGCTGAGTAGGGTACTACCAAATCATCGGCAGGTATAAACTTAGAAACCGCCCTACCCAAAAGTTCATCATAATAAACTTTTTTAAAAGTTGACCCACTTAGAGGGAGGTAAAACAACATTTGGTCAAACTCCGGCTCATATTCTTTCATCTGGTCCATGATCTGGTAATTCATAAAATCTTTAATTCTGTTTGCCTGATCTTGTTTCGCTGGGGTTTGCACACCTAAAATTTGTGCTCTTACAGGTCCATCAGCTGGTAATAATTCTTTGTACGCTTGCGCTTGGAACTGTGTAACCGCTTCTGATAAAACAGGATGTGTTACTCCTGATGCACCTTTGAAAGGTTCTGTTCTTCTTTGATATTTAAATCCTAAAAGATCTAAACCATTTCTGTATGTGTCTTCCCAGTCTTTTCTTGAAGATCTATAATCTTTGTAATCAGATACAAGTTTAGAACCTAATGGATCTAAAACTGTATCATCTAAAAGTGTTGCTAAATTCTGAAAATGAGATGTTGATTCTGCAACAGGTGCAGTTGGATCAAAAGAAATTTCAGCACCGCCATCTGCAGTTTCTGTAATCTCAATATCTTTTGGATCTTCTTTTACGTCTTCGACAACTGTCTCAACGTTAACATCTTCAACTTTTAATTCAGGTTCGTTTGGTAAACCTTTTTCTATCTCTGCCATTATTTCTCCCTAGTATTTCCTTGTAGCATATCTTCTTAGACTTTCCAAGCCTTTTGCGTTAGGCCCAGATTCTGGTGGTATTGTTCTTGTTAAATTGGTTAGTCCACCCTCTGCAAATTTACCTTGTGTTCCGTATAGTATTTCAGAACGTCTTGGATCTAATACTTCTAATTCAAACTTCTCCATAGGACTTAATTGTTCAACAAAACGATCTATAGTTCTATCTTCTAGTTCTTGTGATTCAGGTAAGCTTTGTCTCATAAATCCTCTTAAATATTCTTGTGTTCCTGGCAACACTTCTCTCTCTGGAGTAAGAGCTTGCATAGTAGGTGTCTCTGTTTCAGCATAATCAGCTATTCCTGGAACACCTTCTTGAACATCTCTAAGTTGAGATTGTGTATATAAAGATTTAGCTCTATCAGCATCTATGATATTTTCTAATTTTCTTGTGGCTTCAATATTAGTTGCACTTGTAGGTGTTAATAAAGTTTGTAGTTTTGTGCCTGCAGGATCAATAGTTTTTTGTAATTGTTCGTTTACATTTTTTAAACTTGCTTCAAGAGCCGGAACAGAAGCTTCATCACCAACAGCTTCAGCTGCTGCTATTTGTTGTTGTAAAGAAAGTGCTTTGTTTGATAAATCTTGTGCTTCTCCAATCAACATTTCTCTTTCAGTAAAACCTGCTCGTTGTTGTCTTTCTTTGTCTGCTTGTCCTTCTCTAAAAGTAGCAGCTTTAAATGCTTCACTAAAAGGTCTGCCCATGGCCATTCTAATTCCAGTGTCACCAGCTATGAAAGCAACTTCACCAAGGATTCCAAGATCTAATAATCTTCTAGCAAAAGTGCTTGCACCTATTCTTTTGCCAGCATTCATTAATTGTTTAGTTGCTTGAACTTGATGAGGCTTACTTATATTTCTATCTTTAAGTGCTTGCATTCCTTCTTCAAAACATTGATCTAAACCTGAAACACCGCCACCCTCTGCTTTTGGTTTTCTAAAAACAGCACATGTTGAGTTTGGACTTAATTTTGCAATTATTTTTTTAAGGTTGTCATCTGCTATTGCAATTCTTTTTGAAAAACCACTTTTAGTGACCATGCCTAAATCACCACCATACTTTTCAAAAGCTTTTGAATAACCTTCTCCTTTTTTTACAAATTTTTTAAAATCATACCCTTTAGGAAGTTTATCTAAAGGTGTTACTGTTGATTTAAGGTATACTTTATTTGGAGTAAAATCAAAATTTACAGACTGAGCCATTCCTTTATCAAAAGATCCAGAAGTTAAATAATTCATAAAAGCTTTTCTATTTATCATTGAATCTCTTATCTGTTTTTTTCTTTTTGCTGTTGTGGTTGATAAATTATATTCTTTACTCAAATCTCTTATTGGATTATCAAATAAAACTTTTTTTGTTTGATTTAAATCACCTCTAACCAAACTATCCATTTTTAAAATATTATCTTTACCACCGTACGTAAAAGATAATGGGTGCTCTGCATTTCCTGGAAGTCTAGTAAAAATACCCTTTGTTCCAAAAAATCTACTTGCCGTGTCTTCTAAATTTTTTGCTCTAGTTAAATTACCTTTTGCTCTTGCATCATCAGCTGCAGAAATAAGTCTGTTATAATTACTACTAAACTGAACATTTTCAGCTAAAGCTTGTTTTAACCATGGTGATCTTTCGCCTGCTGAAACTCCATAGTTTAATGTTTTAGATCCATCTGCGTTAGATGGTAGAGACCCCTCTCTTTTTAATTGTGTAAATTGATTAATTGTTGATGCAAAAGTACCATCATTATAATATTTTCCTTTTCCAAATTTTTTCTTAAATTCTTTTTTAACTTTAGTTAACGGAATATCTTGATTATTTAACTCATCAAGAAATTGCATTCTCTCTTGTCTAACTTTTGTTCTCTCTCCTCTTGCTTGTGGAGACCAGTTTTTTATTTCTTTTTTCGCTTGTTTTGTTAAATTTTTTCTATCTATACCTTCAACTTCAAAATCTCCATTAACCCATCCTCTAAAATATTTATTAATTTTTTCATATTGATGATCAGTATCACTAGCACGTAAATACTTTAATTCAGGAGCTATTTTTTCATAACCATCAAACTCACTTACATTTTCTAAATGATTTAAAAAACTTCTTACAACAGCGTCTCTATCAACTAACAATCTATCTGTCATTAATTCTCTGTACTTAGGGTCCATAATAATTTTTTGATATTGACCCTTAGCTGCCGCCTCTGCAGCGCCGGCATTTCCGTATTCTTTAACACCAAAATATTCTACAAATCGCCCTTTGCTTTTTCCTCTTGCTTTAGGCATTTTCATATCTAAAACATAACCAATAATTTCATCTTTATTTATTTTAGAATATCTAGGTAAGACTGATCCTACTTTTCCCGGTATCCTTGTTACTTCTCTAGGTTTTGATAAATCGTCTACGATTTTTTCGAATACTTTCATTATTTCTTCCTGAACATTGTTGCTAAACCACCATCAGCAAAGTCATCTACATAATCTTCTGCTTCTCTTGCAGCATCCATAGCTGATTCTGCTCTAACTTCATTTTCAATAACTTGACCCTCACCAGATTTCATTGGAAGTTTATTTGGATCTACGTCTTTTGCATAACCTTCCATTCTTCTTGCATCTGAAGACATAATTCCATCAACACTCTCTAGTGTTCTCGGTTCGTAATCTGCAATACTACCATCATAGTCTGCGATAGGATCTGCATCTACAGCTTCAAACTCTCCTTTTGTTCTTACAGTTC